ACCACGCACCGGACATGGACGTAGAAGCAGCCACAAGGGCTCAGGCATTGCTACAGATTAACGGCGGCAAGGCAACGCCTGATGTTATCGCGGTGATCTTAGGCGGCCGGTTGGAGTCAGCGCAGGACCACATTGCGGCGTTGGGCCTTGAACGCGTGCAGCAAGATGATAAAATAGGTTGATTGTTTTGATTGACGTGGCCAAGTTTTCTTGGTAATCTTCTCACATGGTTAAGAAAGACAAAATAAACAAAAGGAGGAACAACTAATGGTTGACATCGAAGAAGTTAAAGAGTACATTCGTAACAGCTCAGAGGCTTCCAGCATCTACATTGGTTGTGACTCAAAACGATTCGGAAAGAAAGATAAAAGATTTGTTGCATTTGCTTGTGTAGTTCTAATACACTTAGACACCAAGCATGGAGCGAAGATGTTTTCTTTCAAGAGAGTCGAAAGAGATTACGGTAGTCTTCGTCAAAGAATGGTTAACGAAGCAATAATGGCATGTGAGATTGGATATGAAGTTCGTGAAGCAGCAGGTGATCGCACCTTCGAAATTCACTTAGACATCAATCCAGATAAACGTCACAAGTCTAACGTAGCCATTAAAGAGGCTACCGGCATGGTTCTTGGCATGTTTGGTGAGAATCCAAAAGTTAAACCTGAAGCATTTGCCGCTTCTACCGCAGCCGATAAATTAGTTTGCGAGTATGGCGGAAAAAAGAATTTTAAGAAATTCCTTGACAAAATGAAGAAAGGTGTTAAACTCGAAGACATGGTTTAAAAGTTTTGAGGTGAGAGCCACTCCTGAAGTTTAGGGAATAAAGCGTGGATAGTTTGCCTACGCCACTTCAGATTAGTTTAAGATTCACTACAGCAATCAACCTATCCTTCTAAGATCGTGGTCGTTGGTTCGAGTCCAACCAAGTTGTACGCAGCTTGTAGCTCAGCGGGTAGAGCACGTAAAATGTGAATCTGTTTAAAAGTTTATTACGGTGTGTAGCTCAGTCTGGTCAGAGCACTCGGTTTGGGGCTGAGAAGTCGCAAGTTCGAATCCTGTCACACCGACCAATTTAGGATGTGCGGTGACGATGGCGGTGTCACGTGGGACTGTAAATCCCTTCCGAGAGGTTAACAAGTTGGTTCGAATCCAACCACATCCACCATATTAGGTTGCCTACAGCAAACACAACTCAACTTTTAATTGAAACTTGTGCAACCTGTTTAAAAAAGATTATATCGGGATGGCTGAAAGGCTTAGGCGTCAGATTGCAAATCTGGATCATGCAAGTTCGAATCTTGTTCCCGATTCCAAAATTAGAATGTATACAGCAATCAAACTTCATTGGCGAAATAGATATAAAGACGGTGAGTCGTACTAAAATATTCCGGTCTGGTGTAACGATAGCACACTGGTTTTGTACTCCAGAAATTCGGGTTTGATTCCTGAGACCGGAACCAAGTTATCTCCGTATAGTTTACTAGGTTAGAACCTTCGCCTTTCAAGCGAAAGAACCGAGTTCGAATCTCGGTACGGAGACCATTTAAGGTTTATTGGTGAATTAGGTTATCACGCTACCCTGTCACGGTAGAATGGCGAGTTCGATTCTCGCATAGACCGCCAAATTATTGGCCCATAGCTCAATTGGCAGAGCGTCTGACTTTGACTCAGAAGGCTTTCGGTTCGAGTCCGAATGGGTCTTCCATTATTATAAAGTATTTTTTGTGGTGTGTTTAGTTTAATTGGATAAAACCCTCGGTTGTGATCCGAGAAAATGCGAGCTCGAATCTCGTAGCACACCCCAAAGAGTATTTAAAGTTTATGCGGGTATAGCTCAGTTGGTAGAGCTGGAGGCTTCCACCCTCCGCGCATCGGATCGTTCCCGATTATCCGCTCCAAGTTTCATTTTTGAGTAGACAAACTGGTAAAGTCGCGTGACTGTTAATCACGTTCCGAAAGGAGTTGTAGGTTCGAAGCCTACCTCAAAAGCCAAACAATCGCACTAGACAACGAGGAGTTAGTCAGTGAGTACAAAACAAGAGCAGTTGGGTATGAATCCCAGCACAGCAAGTCACAGGCTTGTTAAAGATATTCTCTGGTCTTTAATAGAAAAGACAGAGCAAGATAATTGCCACCAGTGCGGCGAAAAGATGCAAAGAGATAACTTCTCTATAGAGCACAAAGAGCCTTGGCTTCACTCAGAGAAACCTGCCGAGCTTTACTTTGACTTAGACAATATATCGTTTAGTCATTTAAGGTGTAACGTAGAGGCTCGCAGGCCTTACAGGGTTCCTTGTGGTACGGCAGGATCGTATGGCGGTGGTTGCAGGTGTGCTTCGTGTACAGACGCTCACAAGATTGTACGCAGGCAATATTACACAAAAGAAAAAAGAAGAGAAAAGTATCTTAAGCATGGATACTAAAGTTATTGCGGGGTAGACTGGAGGGGTTCCAGCTCGGTCTCATAAGCCGATGTACGGGTGTTCGAGTCACCCTCCCGCAACCATATTGTCTGGTAGCGCCAGCATGAACTGAGTTTTATCGGAATGTTCTCAGTGAGTATTGACAAAAAGCCGACCAAATACTAGCATCACCAGCCGTTGGCGAGATAGCTTTCGGGGGTTTCAAGATGCTGATGGCGACACCTGCCAACTGAAAACTATAGAGCTAATACGAGTAGGTCAGTGGTGTGACAAGGAGTTGAGAGAAGCTCCCCTAATTCAGAACAAGGTCTAGTAGCTCCAACGGTAGAGCGGTGGTGTGAAGTACCACGCGGTGTTAGTTCGAATCTAACCTAGACCACCAACTTTAGAGAATAATCTTATCTGGTGATAAGGAACGCCTGCTAAGCGTTACGCATGAGAAATCGTGTCTGGTTCAACTCCAGTGTTCTCTGCCAAATTAACGGGATGTGGTGGAACGTATACACAAGGGTCTTAGAAGCCCTCGACAGAAATGTCATGAGAGTTCAAATCTCTCCTTCCCGACCAAACATGGAGAGTAGCGGCTAGTGGTAGCCAATATGTCTTGAAAACATACATGCCATCGGAAACGTTGTCAGTTCGACTCTGATTCTCTCCTCCACTTTACACCTTACGTTCTGGGAACACACGAGCCTCCAAAGCTTGTTAGCGGAGTTCGACACTCTGGCGAAGCGCCAAATAAACTTCTGGAGGTCTATGTGTCAAAGTATAAGATTTCAGAAGAAGAGAAAGGCATTTAAAAGAAAGATTAAGGTTGTTAGACCAACGGAAGAAGAGTTAAGAAACTTACTCGTAAAGCACAACTTTTCGAGGGTAGGTAAAATGTTCTCTGTTTCTGACAATGCAATAAGAAAGTGGTGTTTATCTTACGGAATGCCAACGAAAAAGTTCGGCTTACTCTGAGGGCGTGGTGGAACGGTATACACAGTAGGCTTAAAACTTACCATCTTAACGGATTGGGGGTTCGACTCCCCCCGCCCTTACCATTTCAAAATATATTTCAACTAACCTATTGACAAATATGAAATATCCTGTACAATATTAGTATTGATACATTACATCTATTTGTCTCTATTTCTGAGGCAACAATATGGCAGATAAAGTAGGTCCAGCCAGTCCTAGACAAGAAGACTTCTTGTTAAGTGATGCGGACATTACGGTATTTGGTGGAGCAGCCGGTAGCGGTAAAAGCTATGTAGGTTTAATGACTCCGCTTCTATTCGTATCTGATCCAAACTTTCGTGGTGTTATCTTCCGAAGAACTATGCCAGAGATTACTGCTGGTGGTGGTCTGTGGGACACTGCTCGTCAAATGTATAAAAACTTTGACCGTAGAGTTACCTTTAAAGAAAAAGAAAAAACCGTAGTCTTCCCATCAGGCGCAACCCTTAAATTCTCCCACTTAGAAATGGAGAAGGATAAATATTCACATCAGGGTGCTCAGTATACTTTCGTACTATTTGACGAAGGTACTCACTTCACAGAAACTCAAGTCGATTATCTAAGATCTCGTATTCGTAGTGCTAACTATACGCACAAAACACAGATGAAGATTACTTGTAACCCAGACTATGATAGTTTTTACGTAGGTGGGTTGAGTGGTACTTAGATCCAATCACAGGTATTCCCCTTCCAGAAAAAGCAGGTGTTGTTCGTTACTTTAAAAGACAAGGTGACGAGTACATATGGGCAAACTCAAGAGAAGAACTGATTGAACTATATGGCCCAAAAGGTATTAAGTCTTTCAAGTTCATTCCTGCTAACATCTACGATAACCCTCCACTTATGGAGAACAACCCTGACTATGTAGACACACTTGAGTCTCTTGGTCGTGTTGAGAAGGAAAGACTTCTACACGGTTCTTGGTTCGCTAGAGCACAAGACTCAGGGTACTGGAAGAAAGAATGGGTTGAAATGATACCTCAAAGACCTCTCAGAGTTAAGAAGAGAGTCAGAGCTTGGGACATATCAGGAAGTCTACCATCAGAAACATACCCAAATCCAGACTGGACTGTTGGTGTGCTAATGAGCTTAGACGAGGAAGACACATACATCGTAGAAGATGTCAGTCGATTCCGTGATAGATTTCAAGGTGTATTCCAAGAGATTGTTAAGTGTGCTAAACAAGACGGTACAGACACACAAATTATTATTCCTGCTGACCCCGGAGCTGCTGGTAAGGCTTACGCACAACAACTTGTACGTGACCTCGCAGACTTAGGGTACTACTCGAAAGTCAAAACAACTAATCAAAATAAGTTAACCCGATTTGCCCCCTACACTTCAGTTTCTGAAGCTGGCTTTGTTAAGCTGGTCACAGGGCAGTGGAATGATACTTACATTGATGAGCTTGAATCTTTTGATGGCAGTCGTAATAAGAAAGACGATTTAGAAAAAACTTGGTCGTCTATAAACCTGTTGAATTCAGTGAACCTGCAAGCCAAATGGTTTGGACAATACTGAGCGAAGCTTTTATAAACACTGTTTATAATTGAACGTGCAACGACTATTATGTAGAGTCAAGTGACTCGAAGCGGCAGGCAATTAAAACGGTAATACGTTTTTTGAAGATATAGTCTCATCTGCATGGCAATATGCAGCATCTTTTAACTATAGGAGAATTTCTATGGGCAATCAATACGTATCAAATTCAGGACTTAATTTCAGTATCCTAAATCAAACTGGTAAGCAATGTATAATCCAGTTTGAGCAGACAGGTTTTGTAAGAAAAGCCAACATAGATAACATAAAGGCAGGTAAGGTTAGAGACCTATACGCTGCATCTATTTATGGTAAAGGATATTACGGAGAGTTTGAGAAGGTTGTCTTCTGGAAGCAGGCAAAGCAGCTCTGGCAGAACATGCTAAAGCGTTGCTACTGTGAAGCAGACACCCGAGGTTATTTTGGTAAGGTTACAGTAGACCCTAGCTGGCATTGCCTTTCAAAGTTCATAGAGGACATACAAACTCTAGATAATTTTGAAGGTTGGCTTGAAGGTCAGAACAGCAACCGACTAAAATACAACCTAGACAAAGATACTATTGTAGAGGGTTGTAAGGTTTACAGCAAGGAAACTTGCAAGTTTATTACAGAGCGTGAAAATAAAAGTATGGGCGCTAAGAACGGTAAACCCTTCACTCAAAATAAAAAGATGGCCTTAGTCTAACGAGCTATGGTTAAGATAATTTTGCAAGTAGACGCATCTTCGGATGCTTATTGGGCCTTAACGCAGTCTATCACACTGCCTGATTTTAAGTTACCAAATTTTACACAGACTAACCCATTCACTCTAAACTATACGTGAGGATAATTCATGGCAGAAGATAATCTCGATTTACAATCTGGTGAAAAATCCCCCGAAAGACTTAGAATGGGTGAGGTTTCAACTGTAGGTTTGAAAGTAAGTAACGATATAATCTACGAGGAAATGAAGCGCGAACTACGCTGGCCCTCAGTTATAACCACCTACAAGCAAATGGGTTATGATGCAACCATCGCGTCTGCCTTAGAGTTATTTGAAATGATGATCTCACGAGTTGAGTGGGAAGTAAAAGCTCCTTACGATGCCACGGAAGATCAGATTAAGAAATCAAAGTTTATCCAACAGTGCCGTAACGATATGGAGCACACTTGGTTAAACTTCATCCAAGAGACTACATCGTTTATGACCTACGGCTTCTCGGTCCATGAGAAGGTCTATAGAAAGCGTTTAAAAGAACGTGGGTCAAAGTACACCGATGGGCTTGTAGGTTGGAAGAAGCTTCCTGTACGCTCTCAGGACACTATCGAGAAGTTTCTCTTCTCAGAAGACGGAAGGGATGTTATCGGAGTTTCGCAAGATTTATCTGCCAGCTACGATCTGAATAGATTCAGAAATCTACTTACTACTTCAAACAAGATAGAGATCCCTCGCAATAAGTTTTTACTATTTAGAACTAACCCAAAAAGAAATAATCCAGAAGGCAATAGCCCTCTTAAGAAAGTTTATTTCGCTTGGAAGTATCGTAGTCTTATTGAAGAGCAAGAAGCTATTGGTATCAGCCGTGATATGGTTGGTATGCCCGTAATAAAGATTCCACCTCGTTACATGTCTGAAGATGCTACTCCTGATGAGAAAGCTATTTACGATTATTATCAAAAAATAATCCGTAATATTCACAACAACGAGCAAGCAGGTCTAGTTCTACCACAAGCCCACGATCCGGAATCAAAGCAACCTATGTTTGACTTCGAACTTATGGGTGTTCAAGGTGGCAAGCAATACGACACAGACAAGATTATTAGACGCTGGGACAACAAGATACTTACACTGTTGTTTGCTGACTTCCTTAAAATGGGTCAGGATCAAGTAGGTTCTTTTGCACTTGCTGGCGCAAAGACTAACCTTATGTCTATGGCTGTTGAGGCCAGACTTCAAGAAATTGCTGATACTTTAAACAACGACCTTATCCCACAAACATTTAGGCTTAATGGTTGGTCAGATACAGAACTACCTTACTTTAAGTTTGGTAAGCTGGATGAAGTTGATCTTGAAGAGTACTCAAAAGCTATCCAACGTATCTTCTCTGTAAATGCTATTGAAGCAGACAGACCTGTAATGAATAAGATTAGAACATCTGTATTTAAGGTCGATCCAAAAGCCGAAGATGCTCCAGTCAATAAAGACGAGCTACCTAAGCAGGAGACACGCGCAGGTGATGGTATGAGTAAGGGTTCTTCTAATGGAACTTCTGACGATCCTACTAGTACAGATACTTCAGCCAACAATGCTAACAATACGGGGTAACTATGAATAACGAACGTAAATTTATGGAGGGCTTAACTGCCCTTTTATCTAAATGCTTTGGTCAAGACGATGGTGCCGTTATAACAGAAAAAAGTCAAGACGGTATCTCAGTTTCTAAAGCATATGATGAAGAATTAAAACAAGCTACCTTTTTGGTTCTTTCACCAGACGAGACTGACCTCCACGGGGACACCTACGATTCTGTAGAAGTTACTAAGGCTTGCCATAATTTCAATGAACACTGCCGTAAGGCTAACCTATTTCATATGGAAGATACAGACCAAGCATTTATTGCAGAGTCTTATATTGCGCCCACAGAGTTCTATCTGGGAGAGACGCTGGTTAATAAAGGTAGTTGGTTACAAGTCTGGCAAGTTCAGGACGATGAAATTTGGGGTCTGATTAAGTCGGGCGACATCAACGGTGTTAGCATCAGTTGCCTCGCCAACTACGAGGATTTAACTTGAGTAAGAAAGCTTTTGTTTACCATATAGGCACTTGTCAAGATTTAGCTAAAGGTTATGTGGGAATCACATCAAAGACACCCGAGGTGCGATTACAATCTCACAAGTGGAACTACAGTAAATTCTTGAGAGACGGTGGGGGTGGTTGTGCAAAGCTCTATAAAGCAGTAAAAGACCTTGGCGGTTGGAGTAAGGTAAGCTTTAGAGTCATCTGTGTCGCTTCTCTAGAATACTGTTTAGAGTTAGAGGGCAATTTAAGACCTACCCCCAACAGCGGGTGGAATATTAGAGTTGGGGGAGACAAACCACCAATGTACGGAAGAAAAACTACCCAAGCAACTAAATATAAGCTCGCAGAAATAAGAAAAACTTGGGTAATGTCTAAAGAAAGTAGGTTAAAGCTCTCAAAAGAAAGAACAGGTAGTGGAAATCCAATGTACAAAACACCTGCTTGGAACCAAACAACCTCTTCTCCAGAGACTTGGTACAAAGCCGACTTAATTTATGACTTCTACTTTTCTCTCCCAAATAAGGCCAACGGCGTTAAGTCCGTTTACCGAGGACTTTCTGACGCTACTTTAAATTATTGGAGTATCGACACAATGATCAGAAAGTTTAGGAAGGGATACAACCCAAAACAAGACAGCGAGTGGTTACAATTTAAGGAGAATTACGCTAATGCAACCTAAGAGAAAGTTAAAAAGCTTTAATTTTGAAGCTGAAGGTAGTCATGTTTCGTTGGTTGGCCCTGCAATGGGTGGACCTGCAAACGGTTATAAAACACTTATTACTAAATCTACAAAAGGCATCCCAATATCCTTCGTAGAGAAAGCAGACATGGTCAACGTAACAATGACCATTCAAGAGTTTCTGAGAAGATTCTTCGGATTGTATTACGAAGATGCAGAGGTTCTTGCTCGTATCCTTGGTTATGAAACTGAAATGACGGAAGACCAGATGGTTGACAGTTACGAAGAATTTATCCAAAGCCAGATTGACTCTGTTGAGATTATGAAATCACTTTTCAAAGCAGAAGATATGACTAAGGCTCTTTCAGAAGTAAGCGAAAAACAGTTCGACACACTTCTACAAGATCAGCTATTGATCGAAAAAGCCCTGTCTTCATCAACCGATGATAAAAAACTTCCTAAACAAAACGAAAAACCCAAAGAGGACTTAACTAAAATGTCTGAAAAAACTACAGATATGATTCAAAAAGCTGACCTTGAATCACATATCGAAAAGGCAGTAGCTCCACTTAGAGTTGAGCTAACTAAGGCTAACGAAGCTATTGAAGCTTATAAAGCCAAAGAGAAAACGCAGGTAGCTGCAACTCGTAAAGCTGCTCTAAAGGATGCTGTTAAAGATGACGAGAAAGCTGAAGTGCTTTTCAAATCATTCGAAGACCTGTCCGATGAATCTTTTGTTTCTACTATTGAAACCCTAAAAGCTATGAATACTGCCACTGAAGCTAGTGAACTGTTTGTAGAAAAAGGCGCAGACGCTGAAGGCGAAGACGTTACTAGCGACCAAGGCAAGGCCACTCGTGCTTTTCTTGAAAGCCAGTACCCTACTAAAAAATAATTAATCCTTAAATAATACGTATTATTGGAGAAACAAAATATGACTCTCATTGCAACAGAAAACCTACGTCTAAGCAACATGCTGAAACGTGAACTATGGTCTGAACAAGGCTATTGCCGTCTTGCCGTAACGGTCAACGAAGCTACTGAAATTGACTATAAAATTGGCCAAGTACTTGGTAAAAAAGTCACTACTGACGGTAAATACGTCGAGTATGACGGATCCGCAGATGACGGATCTGAAGTAGCTGCTGCTATCGTTCTACAAGATATTAGCATCCCTGCATCTACAGACACAGTTGTACTTGCTCTTGTCAAAGGACCAGCTATTGTTTCTGACGGTGGGCTTGTGTTCAAGACAGGTGTTGATGAAGCTGCTGCTAAAACAAACCTTGAAGCCCTTGGCATCAACGTAGACACACAACTTTAATTAGATACTTTAGGAGTATTACATAATGGCTACAGTCCGTAGTTTTGACAAACCGTTTGAGTTAGTCGATTATACCGAAGAACTTCTTATTATCCCAAACACTTGGGGTCTTTTGAACGAACTTGGCGTTTTCGAAGCAGACGGTGTTGCACAGCACACTATCACAGTTGAGAAAATTGACCAGTCTCTGGCACTTCTTACTGACCGTGTTCGTGGTGAACGCAACAACATGAACAAAGATTACACTAGAGAGCTTCACAGCTTTGCGATTCCTCACTTCCCACTTGATGACTATATCAAGCCAGAAGATGTGCAGGGTAAACGTGCCTACGGTTCAGCAAGTGCTGAAGAACAGCTTGGTATGGTTCGTGGACGTAAGCTAGAAACAATTCGTCGTAATCACTCAGTTACCCTTGAAGCTGCTCGTATGCAAGCTATCACTGCTGGTACTATTTACGCACCTAACAACACAGTTTCTGTTGACTGGTATGCCTCTTTCGGTATTACACGTAAAGAAGTTGACTTTTTTACTTGGTACTGGTACTACTGACGTTATCGCAAAAGGCGAAGAAATCATTGCTGATATCCAAGACAATGTACTGAATGGCGACATCGTCACAGGTATTGTTGCTCTTTGTTCACCTGAGTTCTTCAGCAAGCTGATCGCACAGGCTGGTGTAAAAGAAGCTTACAAGTATTACGCTTCAACACAAGACCCTTCTCGTCAGCGTCTTGGTAGTGGTCTTTACCGTGAGTTCGATCATGGTGGCATCCGTTACATCGAATACCGTGGCAAGTACAATGGTACAGCACTTATTCCTGCGAATGATGCTTACTTCCTGCCTCTTGGTGTTAACGATATGTTCAAGACTTACTTCTCACCTGCTAACAAATTTAGTTTTGTTAACACAAATGGTGAAGAAGCCTATGTATTTGAATATCCGGGCGACCGTGATGAAGAAATCGTTCTTCAGTCAGAGTCTAACTTTATCAACATGCTGCGTAGACCGCAAGTTGTTGTTAGAGGTTACACTTCTAACTAAGAAGCTACTTAACAAAGGGGGGGTTCGCCCTCTCTCTTGTTATTATTGTAAAGGGTATTTTATAAAGTATCTTTTACAATAACCTAGATTACATAAAATTACTTGCAACCCCAAAGGTTCTGGTCTGAAGTGGAGAAATAATTATGGCGTTTACAGGAGATCCGGTAAACAATCCTACAGATAGGGTCAGACTAGTCACAGGTGATACTGATCCTGTGTATGAGTTTCTTGATGATATTACATATTCTTATGTACTGGATAAACACAATAATAACGAAAGACAAGCTGCAATAGAAGCTTCTAGGTATATCTTAGCAAACATCACAAGGTACACCAGAGAGCGCACAGGCGACATAGAAGTGTACGGCAATGAGTTCTTCAAGAACTACAAAGCCTACCTCCTAGAGCTTGTGAACAACCCCAACTTCAGCGGTATTCTCCCAATGCCATATGCTGGAGGTATCTCTAAAGCAGATATGCTCAAGAACGATCTGAACACCGATAACGCCCGCCCAACAGTATACCTAGGTTTCAACACAGACGCACACGTTTATGAGGAAATAAAGTATGATGGGCCGTTTGAAATCTAACACAAAAGAGTGGGATAAGCTTAAAAGAAGACTACGTAGTTTTGATCAGAGAAGTATTGAAGTTGGCTTTTTTAGTGACAAAAAGTATGGACCTGATAACGGAAATCTACAAGTCGCTGAAGTCGCTATGATGAACGATTACGGAACTAGTAAGGTTCCATCAAGACCTTTTATGACTGTCGATTTTGTAAGCTACGCAGAAAAAACCTTCCCAACTAAAGCTAGACAACTCTTTATGTTGTTAGTACTAAACCCTAAGAGTCCATTCATAAAAAATATGAACGAGCTGGGTGAAGAGTTTTCTTCTACATTACAGGAAATAATTCTAGACTACCCCGGAAGAAACAGTCAATGGTGGGCCGATATTAAAGGATTTAACGATCCTCTTTATCATACTGGTGTTATGGTTGAATCTGTTTCTCATAGATTGAAAAGAGGCACCTAATGTTTACAAGTAGATTTATCGGGTTTCAGTCAACAGGAAATGTACCTTTAGTTTTAAAAAGACCAAACGCAACTGGTGGTAGTTATATTGATGGTGTGTGGACTGAAACAGCTTCCACGAGTGTTGAAATAACTGTCAACATACAGCCTGCTGGATATAAAGAGACAATGCTTCTTGAGTATGCAGACAGGTCTAAAAAGAAAGTTAAGGTCTATTCGTCTTCACCCATATTTAGTGAAGAAGAGAGTGAGAACGGTGCTGATGAGTTTGAATGGGAAGGTGACACCTACCGTGTAATGAAAGTTTTAAACTACACTATGGGCATCCTAAACCACTACAAAGCAATCGGTATTATGAAGGAGAAGATAAATGAACCTTTATGATTCAGTTCGACAATCTATTTATAATTCTTCTAAAAACCTACTACCTAACAACGAATTGATATACTCTCACCAGAGTGGTCATGAGCCAAGAGGTTCTTACTGTTCTATTAACATCATCCGAACAAATAAAATCGGCATGGAGTATGACAGTACTTACGCTTCCGAGACGGATATAAGGTCAGTGAGTGTCTACGAAGTCACTACGAGGTTTATGTTCGTTGGGGAGGATGCGGGAAACTTAGCTTATGAGTTTGAAACTGTAGCTGACAATCCTGCGTCTAGGTTTTATTTTGGTACAGAAAATCTCGCTATTATGAGAAAGGGTGAGATCAGGAGAGTACCTGAAAAAAGGGATACAGATTGGATAGCTAACTTTATCCTTGATGTAATTTTCTCATACGCTGTAGAAACTACACAACCGATTGAAACAATCGAGTACGTTTCTTGGGCACCCACTATAAATTAATAACTTTAGCTAAGGAGTTAAACAATGACTGTCCTAACAGACATTATTGACATTCAAATCTCTAGGGAAACATCTGCTGTGTCTAGAGCAGCATTTAATATCCCTATGTTTCTTGCGACACACAGTAATTTTACTGATAGAGCAAGATCATACAGTAACATCGCACAATTATCTGAGGATTTTTCATCAGAGAGTAATGTGTATACTGCTGCAAGTAAACTATTTGGTCAACAAATCAGCCCACAATCTATTGTTGTTGGTAAACGATACGCAGAAAGTGTAGAAGTTACTCTTGACGATGCAACGGGTTCAGTTACAGTTAACTACGACGGAGAAGAAGTAGTTACAGATATCTCTGGTGCTGCAAACGCAACCGCTGCTGTAGCTTTGATTGAAACAGACTTCACTTCTGCCAGTGTAAGTACTATTGACTTCACAGACAATACAGACGGTACTTTTACTATTGCTCCTAATGTTGCTGGTACTCAGTACAGCTTCTCTACTTCTTCACAGTTCACGTCAACTTTTGTTTCAACAGAAACTTGGGTAGATGCCCTTGATAACGTAAGTGATAGTAACAATGAGTGGTACGCAATGGCTGCTGAAACTCACGTTCTTGCTGATGTTCTTGCACTAGCTGGAGCTATGGAAGCCCGTTCACAAATCTTTGGAACATCTTCTAGCTCTACTGATATTCTTGACAGCACAGAACTAGAAGACATTGCAAGCCAACTGTATGACCTGAGCTATCAAAGAACGTTTGTTCTATACTCAGCAACGGCTGATACAGAATATCCAGAAGCAGCTTGGATTGGTGGGCAACTACCAGAGCAACCGGGTTCAAACACTTGGAAGTTTAAGTCCCTTTCTGGCGCAACTGTAAGTAGGATTACTTCAACAGAAGCAAACGCTGCAAAAGCTGTTAACGCCAACACCTACGAGCGCGTAGGCGGAATTGCATTGACTTCTGAAGGTACTATGGCAGGCGGCGAGTTCATCGACGTTATGATCTTTGTTGACTGGTTGGAAGCCCGTATGCGCGAAAGCATCTTCTTCCGTTTAGTTAATACTAAAAAGATTCCTTATACCCAAGCTGGTGTAACTATCATCGAAAACGAAATCCGCAGAGTTCTTGCAGAAGGTATTGCAGGAGGTGGTCTTGCACCAAATCCACAACCAACTGTTAGTGTTCCAAACGTACTTGCAACTAACCCAAATCTACGTGCTACTCGCACACTTGAAGGTATTACCTTCGAAGGCCGTCTTGCAGGCGCAATTCACTTTGTTAAAGTTCGCGGAACAGTAACTGTCTAATAGGAGCCAAAAATGGCTAGTCAATATACATCTACCTTTAGTCCACAAGACGTTACGGTAGTTATCTCTCAAGGAACCTTCTCACACATTGTGAGTGGTTTCTCTGAGGATAGCATTGTAACGGTAGAGAAAAACAGCGATACATACAGTCTGTACACTGGTGCTGATGATACAAACTCTCGTATCTACCAAGCCAACACATCTGCTATGATCACGTTGCCTCTACAACAAACCTCAAACAGCAACGACATACTCTCTCAACTCTATGAGAATGACAGAGCAAGTAGAGACTCTTCTGGTTTGTTTTCTATCACAGTAAAAGATAACTCAGGTCGAAGCCTGTTCTTTGCTGAAGAAGCTTTCATTTCGGTTATACCTGACGCCTCGTTTGGTAACACGATGCAACTACGTGAATGGTCGGTACAAGCAGTTCGTCTAACTGCTACCTTTGGTGGTAACGCCAACTTCACACCTGAAGATGCTGCATCTTTCGAGCAACTTGGTGGTGTTGTTGAGGACAAATGGAGAGCGTAATAGCTCAATTTCCTAAAAGGAGGGGGGCAACTGCTTCCTTCCTTTTTTTATTGGAGAAATAAAATATGTCAATAAGAAGTTATTCGCCAACTGACGTAGCAGTTCTGCTTGCAGGTTTCTATCAAGTTGATGGTTTTATGGAAGGTTCTTTCATAAGTATTTCCAAAGACGTACAACCTTACAAGACAACAAGAACATCTGATGGACAAGTTGCAAGAACTTTTACCAAAGACGACACTTACACAGTAACACTAAACCTAGCCTCAACAAGCCCAACAAACGATCTTCTTAATGCTGTAGTCTTAGGAGACTCCTTGACTCAGTACGGAAAATTTCCCTTGTTTGTAAAAGATGGATCAGGTACGAGCTTATTCTTAGCACCAACTAGTTGGGTTAAAGAAGTTCCTGACTTAGCGTTTTCTGAGGATGTGACAACAAGAACTTGGGTGCTACAGGCAACCAACTGTGTTACTAACTTTGGTGGAAACGAGGGCGCAAGCAGTGCTCTCCAAGATCTAGCCACCGTCACACTAGGTGCTTTGTAACCAGTCTAACTTAGGAGAGTCAAATGGCTTTTGAAGTAAACACATACAGCCCATCCGAAATTGGTCTTGAAATTTCTGGGTATAGAATTACAGGTTTTGAAAAGATATCTATTTCAAGAAACTCGCCTGCCTTCTCCCTAATAAAAGGTATTCGTGGGAAGAACAGCAGACAAAGAAACAGAGACTCGTCTTGCTCTGTTGTTGTGAACATTATCCAAACGTCCCTAGTAAATGACGTTTTGACGCAAATTCTAGAAGAAGACATAAGAACAAACTCCGCAAGGCTCACATTAAACTTGACAGATGGGCTTGGGAGTAGTAAGATAGTAAGTAGGGAAGCTTTTATAGAAGGCTATCCAGAAACAGACTATTCAGGGGATATTGTGTATCGTAGCTGGACAATAGTGTGCTTGTCAACCGATCTTTTCCGGGTTGGTGGTAACGCTAAGTTGGGCGGGAATGCTTTTTCTGCTGCTATAGACAACTTCTAAATTAAAAATGTGAGGAAATAAATATGCGCGAACAAAAAGAAGTTACAGTAAACGGTAACGATTATATTCTAAACCAATTTGGTGCCATCGAAGGTCTCAAATATCAGAAAGCTCTTGCTCAAGTAATCCTACCAGCACTGTCTGAGATTTCAAAAGCAGGTGTTGAAGACGAGTCAAACGCCATTTCAATTGCAATGAGTAAACTTGCAGAGAACATTGACAAAGTCGATGAGCGTATGATTGAAGCTATGGTAAGTCGTGGAGCTACAAAGAATAGCGTAGCAATTAACTTTGATAACGATTTTGCTGGCAAGTACATGGAACTCTTCCAACTGCTTAAGGAAATTGTGTTATTCAACTTTGGCTCTGTTTTTACGATGCTAGGTTCAGAAGAAACGTAAAAGAATCTTCTGAGCCAGCCAGCAAGGTAGAGAAGGAGGTAGCAGAAGGCTTTTCCCAAGATCCTCGGGTAATGTCTCTACTCCTTTTTGAGCCTAAGCTATGTACCCTGCACGAGTTACAAACTACCTACAGTATTACAGACTTTTACAACATGCTTGAAATTGTTGATGTCCAAAGAACAATGCAAGCTGAGAGTCGTAGACTACAAGAATTAGAAAAGAAGAAGAGGTAACATCATGGCTGCTGGTCAAATGGCTGAGTTCTTTGCTACGTTTGGTTTTAAAATAAATCAAGCCGACATAGCAAAAGTTGATAAACAACTAAATATACTAGAAGCTAGAGCTAGAAAAATGAGTGAGAAATCTTTATCCAATATCAGGGTAAACATTTCTCGCTTTAGTTTTAGTGCAGACTTCAATACCAGACTACATAAAGCCTTAAAAGCTCGTATGAAGGTTGCAAGTGGTAAGGGAGTAGCTCCGGAGATAGCTTTAAGTAGGTTTGTTGTAGACAAGACGGCACTTCTTCGTCAAGTCCATAGTGCCACCAGACATGCTGAAAACAGCACAACAATGCGTATCAGGACTGCGATAAACCGCACTGGTATGCAATCCTTATCTAACAGTAAAGTTCTTATTTCTCGCTTTGGTTTTAGTGCAGACTTTAACACAAGACTCCATAAAGCTTTAAAAGCTCGTATGAGAGTTGCAAGTGGGCGTGGTATTGCTCCTGAAATAACTTTAAGTAATTTTGTTGTAGACAGAAGCGCACTACTTCGTGAAATGAAAGATGCTATCCGGTATGTTGAGAATAACACGAGGATTCGTGTTAGGACTGGTGCAAACCGAGATGGTATGCGAGGCGCAGGAGGTGCTGGTGGTGCAGGAGGCCGTGTAGGTTTTGCTGCTGGTGCTGGTGCTGGTGCTGGGAGTGCTATGCGTGGGGCAGCACTCCCTGCCGTTGCTGGTGTTTTTGGTGTTAGTAAACTTAACCAAGTAAACCAACAGTTAATTGGTCAGGAAAGAGCGGCTACAGCAGTTTTCCAAGGAAAGGAGCAGGGTCAAGAACAGTTGGGATTTGTTAAAGATCTAGGTAACAGAATTGGTTTTGACTACAGAAGCCAAGCAGACCCTTACCTTAAAATGGCTGCTGCTGGTACAACGGCAGGTATGTCTACAGATGGCGTTCAAGGTGTCTTCACAGGCATGGCTGAATACAGCCGTGTTATGGGCTTGAGCGACGAAGACATGAAAGGCTCAATGAGAGCTGTTGAGCAGATGCTTAACAAAGGTCAGGTATACTCAGAAGAACTTAAGATGCAATTGGGTGAGAAGTTCCCTGCTGCTATTCAAATCATGGCCGAAGCAGTCTCTGGTGGCGACACTGATAAGCTTTTTGATATGATGGATGCCGGTGAGGTTAATTCTCTAGAAGCTCTTCCAGAGTTCGCTAGACTGCTTATGGAGAAAGCTCGTGTCGGTGGTGCTCTTGCAGAGTCAATTAAAGACTCATCTGCGGAGCAAGGAAGACTGGCTAACGTATTTAACGATATGGTTAAGGTTTTCTCTGCGGCTGGCTTTGAAAAAGGTCAGGCTAGTTTGTTTAAAACAATGGCTTCATTCTTTAAAGATATGACTCCTTTGGTACAAGCTTTTGGTGAAGCTTGGAAGTATGTTGGTATCCTCCTTAGACTACCTCTAGGTCTTCTTTCGGATCTATCGACATTAATTGAAAGCCTTTCAAACAGCATTGGAATGGCTAAGGGTGATGTACTTGCTCTTGGTGCTGTCGCTACATTACTTGCGTTACCCTTCACTAGAGCGATGACTGTAATTGGTGCCGTACTACTGCTACTTGAAGACTTCACAGGGTATCTGACAGGTCGAGATAGTTTGATTGGTCATTTGCTTGGCGATGATGAAGATCTCACTAAGAGTAATATCTTCGGTGTTTTTGAATCATTGTTTACACTGTTAGGTACTGTTTTTGATCGCTTCGTCGATCTACGTCAGTTGGTTGGTGGGGGACTATTTGGAGCATTTGATACAACGCTGAACGATTTCTTAAGAGGGACAATAAGGTTACTAGATGATCTTAACGTAATGCTCGGTGGCAAGACGAAAGCTCAGATAGACTACGAGAGTAGGATTAGCTCGGCAAGTAGCCCACAGGAAAGAAATAGATTGCTTAAAGGAAAGCAAGATCAGGATTGGTTTGGTAAAAGTTACGGTAGTCGTGTATACCAACAAGTGTTTGGTGGAAACGCTGGGGTCAAGAAAGAGATTGACTCCATCATGAATGTTAATAACATGCCTCCAATACTTAAGCAGTATGCTATGGGAGCAAACTGGCTAGGTAATCTACTAACACCCTCAGAAAAAACAAAAAGCATGAGAGAGAATCTTGTTTCCGCTCAGCAGGGAAATAATGAAACTTCTATAAGAGACGGACTTACTCCGCTAAAACCTTTGACCCCAAGGGAAGACATACCACCTTTGACGCAGAACATCTACTTTACGGGCAACCCAGATAGGGAGGAAGTCACCGCGGGAGTCAATGACGCAAATGACGTTCAAGCCCAACTACGACAAACTAATGATAACTTAGGAGACTCAGGTTGATTATATTAAAAAATAAAAACAAGTGACTTCATCTATCTAGATGTTGTCACAAAATATTCTCAAACACTATCCAGTAAAGTTAGTCAACACCCTGTGGATGGGTTTGGTGTTGTATCAGATCACGTTACACAAGAAAACCCAAAGTTAAAGATAACTGGCTTCTTAACCGGAGCCGACTTTAACCTCTCTAAACCAAGGCTAACCCCTGAAGAAAGAGGTTTTATCGGAATTGATCAGGTTGTTGTTGAGAGTGATATTGCCTCTGCAATTACTGTGACCAGTGAAGACAGCCCAACAGACTTACTACCAAACATCGCCGGTCAATTCTTTACAGACACACTCCCAGAGATAGAGGGCATTTCTGAAGACAGAGATGACTCCTATTCAGAGAAAGCTTTATTCTTAAAGCTTGAGAGTCTTTACATAAACAAAGAAGTACTTTCTGTATTTGAATTTGATGATGGTAGTGTGGTTGAAAGCTTTCTTCCAGACGTTGTTATAACAAACCTGACAATAAAAGAATCCCCGGAAACCGGAGACGCTCTTGCATTTGATCTCACTTTAGAGCAGCTAACTTTTTCCTATCTTATTGAGACTAGGGTTCCTGTCGATGTAGCAGAAGAGCAGCAACAGCAGGTTGCAGAAGAAGCTGCAAAGGGAGATAAGTCTACTGATGAGGTTGCTGCTGACGAAGGCGAGAATGATCGTACAGTACTCAGGAGTTTAGTTCCCGGTGAAGATGTCTCGTTGGGTGACATAACGGCTGCTCTTGGTCTTTAACTATAAGAGAGGTATACATGGCTTTAAAATATTTAAAATTACCCTTGTTTGATGATACTTACTATTCTTACTCTATTACATTAGAGGGAAATAAGTATCAGCTAAAATTTCTGTTCTTAGAAAGAACAAACACTTGGATATTTACTTTAAAAGATTCTAGAAAAACACGCTAGTGTCCGGTCAAAGGCTAACACCAAATGCACTGCTATTTGCAGACTATCAGTTTGAAAACCTATCTGGTGGTTTCTTTTTTACGCCTGCAAGCGCCGTAGATCCTGAACAGGTAGATGCTAATATAGGTAGACCATCTGAATTTTTACGAGTTGTTTTATATCTACAACGACATAACTGAGGGATAATTAGTAATGAGATTTTTTGATAGAAAGTACTTACTAGAGATAGGGGATTCTGCAACTGGCGATGGTCTTTCTATTAATGATCTCCAAGTTCAGTTTAAAATAAAGAAATCAGTAAATAATAAAGATAAGGTTGACAAGTGTTCTCTGAAGGTGTATAATCTATCAGATGAATCATTAACTTATTTACAAACAGATTATCCAATTGCAATCTTTTCTTGTGGTTACTCAAACAGCCTTGTAAGACTTTTTTACGGAGAAGTTACAGAGGTAGAGACCATAAAGAATGGAACTGACAGGATAACCACAATCAGTCTATCCCCCTCTTTTTCCGAACTCACTCACAAGATTATATCTGAACTTGTCCCAGAAGGCGGTAATATTGAAGATGCCTTTGAAGCTGTCAGAAAAACAACAAGTATAGCTAAAGGTGTTTATAAAGGTAAGAACTTAGGCTCAAAGGTTGTCTATGGGTATCCACTGACAGGCACACCTAGGCAGATGCTTAATCAAATCTCCAATGCGTATAATCTTCAGTGGAAGATTGAAAGCAACGTGTTGTATGTTAATGATTCAAGCACAGTGGAATCAACAAACACTCAACTAGCTCCTATTATAGGCCCCTCCAGTGGACTAATAGATAGACCTTACTTCATGACAGGCTCTGACAATAACTCCAGTGAGGATGCAGCCAAGAAGAGTGGCGTCAAGTTTAAAGCCCTACTTAATCCCACGGTAACACCCGGATCACTTGTCAGGGTTGACTATAAAGAAACGTCTGAATTCTACCGGGTAGAAGAAATAGAGTTTTCCGGAGACTACCGTGGTAAAGACTGGTTTATGACTTGTGTTTGTTCAAAAAGAAAAGGAACTGATGAAGAGGAAGCCCAATGAAGGAATTAACACTAAGCAGTGTTCTTAATGATTTTTACAATCACAAGACCTCTGATATGTACACCGCAATACCTTGTCGTGTAATAACGATAAGGATTGAGCTAGAAGACCAGAGGCTTGACATCCAACCTCTAACTAATAAGTCGTTACCTGATGGGACTGTAATCGAGCAACCAACAATACTGAATGTTCCTTTAATATTCCCTGCATCCAAAAAGGCTTCTATGACCTTCCCTATGGACGTTGGTGACATAGTCTTGTGTGTGTTCTCCCAAAGATCAACAGACGCCTTCAAGGCTTCCACAGGGAGTGTTACCTACACACCAGAAGACAAGCGTAGGTTTAGTATTAGAGATGCTATTGCAATTCCGGGTTTGTTTCCCTTTAAAGATTCTATCAATGATCCTGCAAAGCGTAAGTGGACTCACTCAACTAGAGACATGGTCATCACCAACAACATAGGTGAAAGCACTGAGTGTGAATTCCGACTAAAAGATAATGGCAATATTGAAATGAGGACCGATCAGGACTTCTACGCCACATTTAACGATGGGCTTATCGAGTGTAATAACTTAACAATAGAGGCTCAAGGTAACTTCACAGTCAACGCTGGTGCAAATATAAGTATGCAAGCTGGATCTGATTTAGGGTTAACAGCCGCGTCTTGGACAGTCAATGTATCTGGTGCTACCAACGTAACATGCCCAACAACTAACTGGGCTGGTGTTTTTAATCTTGCGGGATCTCTTGCTATGGCACAAGGAGCTGGTGGTGGCGGTACTGCTACAATAAGCGCACCACTTACTGTTACAGAGTCTGTCACAGTGACAGGTGGTGATGTTACTGCCGATGGTATTAGTTTAAAATCACACACACACAGTGACCCACAAGGCGGAACAGTTGGAGCACCACAGTAAGGAATTATTATGGACATACTACTAAGTGAAGAAACACACGACATTGTATTTGTTAATGGTGCCACACCAATTACGGCTGATGTTGGGGATAGTCTTAAGCAGAGACTTAAGATAAAGCTACTTACCTTTAAAGGTGAGTGGTTTCTAGACACTAACTATGGAACACCTTACTTCCAACAGATTTTTGGAAAAGGAAGATCAAAAGGTTCCGTTGACCTGATATTTAGAGAATTAATTGATGGGGATGCAGATGTTAAAAACATTCTCAAGTTTAAGTCATCCCTCTCAGCAGATAGAGGCTATACTTTGTCTTTCACAGTAAGTAGTAAATCAGGTGGGACAGCAGAAATACAAAACTTAGAGGTAGGTATATAATGGCAGGACTAACAGCAACGGGTCTAGAAATAAAACGACTAGACCAAATTAGAGAAGACTTACGGAAAGAAGCTACCGCTATATTTAGTGATCTTGTTACAGAAGATGAGGTATTAGACACAAGCAGCGCATCTACTGTTGGTAGATTAATCGGCCTCGTTACACTGTCTGAGGCAGACTTGTGGGAGACAATCCAGCAAGTATATTCTTCCTTTGACCCAAACTCAGCTTCAGGTATCGCACTAGATAATCTAGTAGCTTTGTCAGGAATTGTTCGTCGTGGTGCAACAAGCTCCACAGCAAGACTCCTTCTTACAGGTGCTTTTAGTACAACTATTCCAGCGGGAAGCCTTGTAAGTTCAAGCTTTACAAACAACAGGTTTGAGATTCCCACAGACGTTGTATTAGATCAAAACAATGTTGTTGGTTTCTCAACTAAGATACAGACGGTCATTGACTCAACAGACTACACGATCACCTACAATGATGGTACAAACTCTGTAGACCTTACCTACACTTCTGGTGTTGGTGCTACCGATATTGCTATCCTGAATGGCCTAAAAGATATTGTCAACGACAACTATGGTAGCGTACTCACAGCAACCGTAACAGGTGCTGTTTTAAATATTATTGCTGACGACCTTGTTACGCAAACAAGCTATACTGTCTCAGGAGAGTTATTCTTCTCTACCATCACCAAAGGGATTACATCCCAAGCAACAGTGGCTGGCCCTATCGAACAGAACACTGGGACAATTGACTCGATATCTACACCAGTTTTTGGTTGGAATTCAATCAACCAGTTTGAAAGTGCCAGTTCTGGATCTTTGAGAGAAACAGACTCAGAACTAAGAACCAGATTTAGTGGGTCTAAATTTGTAAGAGGTGCAAACATTATTGAAGCACTTACTTCTGACCTACGAGGTTTATCTGGTGTTAGTGATGTTATCATCTACGAAAATCTAACAACAAGTGTTGATGCCAAAGGAATTCCTCCACACGCTTTTATGGTTCTTATTCGAGGTGGTCTTGAGTCAGAGATTGCTGAAGTTATTTGGTCAAACAGGCCCGCAGGTATTACAACATTCGGGAATAGTACGTACCTTATCACGGATATCTTTGACAATCAAAAGGAAGTTAACTACCAGAGACCTACTTTTCAAGATATTTATATAAGTTTGGAAGTACAAACCGATAGCAGCTTTCCACCAAATGGTGCAGAACAGCTTAGGTCTGCCTTGTTTGATTACATTAAGTCTCAGTCAACAGTAGGTCAGGATGTTGTATACTCAAGATTATACACACCTATTAACTCAGTTTTGGGTCATCAGGTAAATTCACTGTTCGTTGGAGACTCTGCGAGTCCTTCAGGAACCTCTAACATTGTTATTAACTTTGATCAAGTAGCAAAAATAGAGATTGGTAATATTGAGGTTGTTCTGGCATGATTGAGTCTACACCTATTACAGTTTATGAAGGAGAGGAAACACCTTTTCAAGAAAATGATTATCTAGGGCAAGCTAAAGAGCTTACGACTTCTCAGTTTAAAGATCGGGATGTTTTTAACAGGTACTTGCAACTCCTTATTCAAGGTCGTGTTGAACTCCAACTAGTAATCAAAGACCTTATTCAAAAAAGAAGTTTGGACTTCGCTGAAGGTCAACAACTAGATGTAATAGGGCGTATTCTTGGGCAACCTAGACAGTTATTTGACAGTGTTATTATACGCTACTTTGGTTTTAAGGGTGCCACTGGTGCCTCTCCTTACAAGGAAGTCTCAAACACAGAAAGAACATTCGGACCTTGGAAGGGTGTTAAGGATAGTCTGCTTGGTATCCGTGAGCTGACTGACGATGAGTATAGAAGGTTGTTAAAACTAACTATCCTAAAAAATACCACACAAGCCACTATAACTGCATTTAACGATGGTGCCAGACTTCTGTTTGGTGTTGACACAATTGATTACCAAGAAGATGTGCCAACCTCTTACTCAGGTGGTGCAGCAACTATTACTATAAGTCTTGTTAGAAACTACAACGATCCTGAGAAAGCAGTCTTTCCCGGTCTAGATGAGATAGCTCTAGCTAACAAATTCTTGGGAAGACCTTTGGGTGTTGGAGTTCTGTTTCAAGATCCTATTACATTCTACGCCAGTTTTCTAACGCTGACTTACGAACAGTTTGTCTTTGGTACTAATGGGTCAGCAGCACAGACTTTTGAGCAAATGTTTACCTTCACAAGACCTTACATAGATACATACTTTGATGTGAATGGGGATGAACAAACAGCAGCTATTGATGAACCTAGGATCGCTTACGATGAGAATACACAAGAGCCTTTGGGGTTATGCATAAATGGTCCTAATGAAGTGCTGACACACACATGGGGTCTTGAGGCAAACACCAGTCAAGGTACTTTCAGGCTTGCCTTTCAACACGACAACACAACTGAAACTGAAGTTGCTTTCACTGTTGAAGGAGAAGGCATTAAGATGGTTCTCTTTAGAGAAGACACTTACTGGAAGCTTAGAACTGAGTGGGGATCTTCAGAAAACTACGAAGCTATTATTACACAGGCAACATCGGATTCAATTATAGCGAATATCTCTTACACACCAGAGGGGGTTTATTTCGCCATAGAAGATGAGGATCGGTTTGCAGTTATTACTGGGGAATTTGGTCAAACAAACATTAGATCCTTTGATATGAGAATTGGCGGAGACTTTACAACCAACGTAGGGGATGTCTACGGACACTTCAATGGTAAGGTTAAAGAAATTATCTATATGAGACCCTACATTGGGGAAAACGAGAGAGTAGTTGTTAACGGTATTCAAATAACAACAGAAGAATATGAAAAAATATTAACAGAGTTCGATGAACCTATCGTAACTTAACAGAGGTAATAACAAATGCCAATATTAGACGAAGTTAGAATTACTGAACTGCCGGGAGCTGATCCTTTAGCTGGTCCTGAACTTATTCCGCTTGTACAGAGTGGTGTTACAAAGTCAAGATCTGCACAAAACTTAGTTCTAGATGGTGGACTACAAGCTCACCTAGATGCTGCTGACCCACATACACAATACGAACCTAGACTAAGTGCCAGTATTATGGTTTGGGACCCTGTCAGCGATGACTATAGCCGTGGTAGATCTACATCAGGCATTACCCCGATCCATGAAGCTATGCGCCGTTGTGTTGTGCGTGATGATAAGACAGTCGCTTATTATCTTGATCCCAACGACAGCAACTTAAAAGCAGATGGTACTGCATCTGACTTAACAGGTACTGATGGGCAGG